TGGAAACCTAATTATACAGTGGGGACATGGATATCAAGGTGATGTTTACTACCCAGTCGCTTTCAATTTGTGCATCCCTCGCATTTTAACCCAGCATGAGGGGGTAGATTTTTATCGAACAAAGCCAAGCGGCGTTTCTTTAACTCGGTTTACCTTAACCGTCGTCGGCGACGGCACCGCCAAAGATGCTGATTGGTATGCCGTAGGCGCTTAAACAGTGGATAAGAACGGAGTCCACAAAGCAGCAATGGCAGGTTGCTTTGCCAGTTAGCTTTAAAATGGATTGCCTTGCTTCAATGGCCACGCTGGTTGGTTCATCTACAATCGCAGATAGCTTTCGTTCCGTCAAAATACAACAGCTTCAGCAATCCGGCATCAAAATCACTCTTGAATCTTCAAACCCTGATATGAGCGGCGTTTGGGTAATCAGCGGCAAATATCTCAGCCTCTGTTTGGGTCACAAAATATTCAACCGGTCGCTGACGTCCAGCTTCACTCACTACAAAAACAAAGGGCCGTCGTCTGCGGCCCGATAGATGCTTGATACTCCCATACCCATTGGGTTTTCTCATTTTTTCATCATCCTTTCACGAAAGAGGGTAAAAAACATGACAGCAACTAATGTATCTTACTACGCCGCGGCGTTTGACGCCACGGGAAAGCGTGTAGCAACCAAAATCTGTGACTTTAACCCGCTAAAAAATCCCAAACAGCGGGCGGCCCTATTGGACGAGGTCAAAGCTTGTGCAGCAAGCGCTGCGGTGGTCGACATCATCACGTCCGACGACTTTATCGCCTACCTCGACGGCAAGGTCCGAGACAGCAAGACGGGCCGTCCCGTTGACTACGTCCCGCCGGAACCGACCGCAGAAGAAAAGGCTGCCGCAGAAAAGGCATCTCTTGCCGCTGAGTACGAGGCTAACAAGACGGAGATGCTGACCGCACTGCAAGCAGCTACACTTGCTGGAAACACTGATGCGGTTACTAGCATTCAGAAAGACTATCAGGATATGACGGCAGCATATAAAGAGGCCGTGGAAGGAGTGACAGCAGAATGAGCTTTTGGAAAAGAAAAAAGTATTGTCAGTACTGTGGGAGCGAGCTAAAGTCAGATGGCAGCTGCAGCAACGAAAAATGTATCGCTTATGTCGGCGAAAAGGAAGCTAAGGACGAAGGAGCAAATAAAGAATGAGCGATCTTTTGGTGGAGGGGTCACACACGCTGGTTAGTCTTGCCATCGGCGGGCTAGCCGGGTACTGTGTGGCCTATGTGACGGGTCTAAAGGCCGTACGTAAGGGAATGCAGCTCATCCTGCGGGCGTCCCTCAACGACATGTACAGCCGCTTCCAGAGCGCGCCCCCGACGGTCGAGGAAAAGCTTATTTGGCAGGAGATGTACGGCGTGTATGAGCGCCTGGCGGAAAACGGCGTCATGCAGGCCAAGCACGAGGACGTGCTCCATATGACTGAGAGGCGCTAGAATGTTTGAGTTTGAAAAAATCGACATCGAAAATATTTTGGTCATCTTGGCGTTATCGGTGAGCCTCATCATGGCAGTCCTCAGCCATATGGACAACCTAGCCATGTCCATCGTGACTGGCCTCTTAGGCTATATCGGAGGGACGATCAAAGGAGGTAACGGAACTAATGGCAAAAATAGTAACAGTTGACGAGCTGAAGCAGCTGGCAGACGCAGCCCGGAACGAACTTTTTGAGCAGGCCCGACAGATGGGACGTGACCCGAAAATATACCTGCACTGGACCGCAGGACGGTACGAAGCAGACTTTGACGACTACCACGTCTGTATCCACGGCAATGGCAAGATCATGTTGATGGCAGACCTAACGGAGACGCTGGCCCACACGTGGCGGCGGAACTCCGGAGCTATCGGCGTTGCCCTTGACTGCGCCTACAACGCCACCAGCGACGACTTAGGCGACTACGCCCCAACGGCCGTCCAGATTGAGACGCTGGCCCAGGTCGCGGCAGCCCTTGCGGACGGACTGTGGCTTACCATCGACAAGCCCCATGTCATGACACATGGGGAAGCGGCAGACAACGAGGACGGGATTGCCTGCCACGAGCCGTACGGACCCCGCACCACCTGTGAGCGGTGGGACCTGGAGTACCTGGGGACAGATGAAAGTCCGGCCTTTAATCCTTGGGCGACCGACGGCAGCCGTGGTGGCGACATTCTGCGCGGCAAAGCCAACTGGTATAGGTCTAAATGGAAGGAGGAAAAACAATGAGTAAATGGGTTGAAATCAGAGATGCGGTTGTGGATGCTCTGCAGCTGGATGATGTGACCGAACAGGTCAAGGAGGACTTAACGAAAAATATGTTAGATAGCGGACTGCCGGCATTAGAAGATGTCGCCGACACTTTTGTTGCGAAAATCCAGCTCCAGGCTACTGAAGAAAAAGGTTGGAACAAAGTGCGGGACCAGGTTGTCTTGCCACTCCTCATCAAAGGGGCGCTTTACGGCATTCGTCTGGCGCTTCAAAAGTCCACACAAAAATCATAAAAAGAAACCCCGTAAAGTCAGTTCTTTTCTGGCTCTACGGGGCTATTTTTTTATTACGAATAAATCGAAAACGATTGACTAGTTCAATCGAATGTGCTATAATATAACCATCAAGAGGAAAGGAGGGAAATCCGTTGAGCAAAGAGGATTGGGAGTGGGCAATAAGTACCCTGCTTCAGATTTTCTTCTTCTGGTACAGCAATCGGAAAAAGAAAAGGCCTCGTAAACGTCCTCACCGGCAAAGGAAGAGACGTTAACAAGGCTGGCGGGTTGGGGCGTAAGCCCCACCTGCTCCCATTCTATCATAGAAAGGAGCAAATGTCATGAAGAAATTACTGAGCGCACTCCCATGGATATGCGCAGTGTGCGTGTTAGATTGGGATTGGCAAATGGTTAAGGCAGCTATAACAGGAGGTGTAATTGTTTTATGGTTTCTTACGATTGGAAAGCAATTCTGGCGGAAGTCATGAGCGTGACGGAGGCAGCGGAGTTGTGGGACATTAAACCAGTAACCGTGCGACAAGCGTGTACTGGATACAGTCGGGCGAAAGCTCGTTTCCACGATGATGAAGCTCGTAAATCGGGGAGCACATGGCTAGTGACAAAAAAAGGGATGGAACGGGTTTTTGGATCGTTGAATGGTAAAGTAGATCATGCTGCGCGCGGAACTATTAAAGAGCAGTAATCAGCATGGACGATAAGTTTCTTATATCGACTCTTACCGTCCACCAATTTGGAAGATTCCCCAACTCGTGTTACGGGTTGGGGGTTTGTTTTTTATAGGAGGAAAGATGCTGAAAAAGGTTCCCTTTTTACTGATGCTAAGCGCTTCCTTGATTGCTTTTTCAGCGCCTCTTCCTTGCGTCAGAGCAAAGGAGGCCCCTAAAAGCGTGCCCCTTGAGGCGCCTTTTTCCTACGAAGGCGCGCTGTGGCGTCTTGACGCAGAAAATGCACCTGGACTTCCGCGCAATTATAGGACCTGTGATGATGCTTATCGGGCAATCCCTCCTCGCTACGCAAAGGAAGCTTCTTCCCGTATTCCCAGCTGCAAAGGACTGTCTGAGCTTCATATCTCAGGATCCAGCCAGTACTCTGAAAAAGGACTCGATGCAATCCTTGCAGATCTTCGAAATAGAACCCAAGGACCTATTGTCCTTGTTGACCTGCGACAGGAGAGCCATGGCTTTGTGAATGGAATGCCCGTAAGCTGGTATGGGAAACGGAATTGGGCCAACAGGGAAAAGGGACACTTTGCTGTACTTGCTGATGAAGCGCAGCGTATCCACGCCCTTCAGGGACAGGACGTGACCCTTGTGCGTCTCAAAACGGATAAAAGGTCTGCTTCAACCATGACCGTGGAGGCGGGTCAGGTGCTTACGGAAGCGGAACTTGCTGCTCAAAAAGGGGTGATGTATGTCCGCTTTACAGCAACAGACCATCTGTGGCCTGATGCAGGGGAAATTGAGCGGTTCCGCCGTTTCGTAAAGACTTTGCCTAAGGACGCCTGGCTTCATTTTCACTGTGTTGCCGGTGAGGGACGAACAACGGCCTTCATGACCATGTATGATATGCTGAAAAATCCCGATGTCCCCTATGAGGATATTGTCCTGCGCCAGCTGCGGATTGGCGGCGTCTATACGCCTTTTCTCGGAAAGGGCCTTTCAACGTGGAAAAAGCCCTATTACAGGGCAAAGAAGAGGGGGCTTGAAGCGTTTTATCGAAAGCTTCATAAGACGCAGGTAACCGATTGAGATATTTCATAATCCAGAGGGGAGGGACGCTGGACTGCATGAACCGCGTACTCCCCTAGGAAGGGTTTCCTTTTACGCAGGAAACCCTTTTTTGTCGCTCTATGGACGCCCTTACCCTATGATATAATCGTGGTGAAAGATTATTTTATCAATTGTTTGCTGAATTTTTCGACGAAACAGGACTTTCCTGAAAAAAGGAGGAACCAGAATCATGACACCGGACGAAAAAGCGCACTATTATGGGCGCATGGAAAAAAACTTTCCCCAGTTTCTAAAGGCTATGGAGCGGCTTGTGGCGGTCCCGAGCTATCTTAAGGAAGACGATGACTATCCCCAT